TTTGTTGAATACGGCACGCGATACCAGCCGGCCAGGTCGTTTCTCAGGCGAGCAGCCCACCAGCAAGAGGACGTTGTGCTGGGCGTATTCCGTGGCGTGATGAAAAAGATAGTTGCAGAGGAATCCTACAGGCAGACCTACCTGGCCTGAACATGCGCAGAATTACATTGAAGCTGGAAAAGTTAAATGAGCGACATAGGCAAAGCAATCAGGACCAGGCTGGCAGCAGATAGCGCTGTGGCAGCTGATGTGGGAACACGCATTTTCCCCAGGGCCATGCCGCAGGATGCCACGCTGCCGGCCATCGTTTACCAGCTGGTCAGCAGCACCAGTGATGACGCAATAGGCGGGGCTGCTGGCATGGCCACAGCGCTGCTACAGGTGGACGTATACGCGGACACCCACCTGGCGGCGAACAATACCGGGGAAGATATCAGGTCAGCCCTGCATGGATTTACAGGCACCATAGGCAGTGAAACTATCAGAGGGCTGCAACTACAAAACAAGCTGGAGGGCTACCAGGTGCCAAATGATGGCGGGGATGACGGTGTATACCGCGTAACCCTGGACTGGTCCATAACGCACACCGAGTCAGTACCCACGTTTTAGAAAAGGAACTAGAAAATGGCAGATACAGGAACAGGCACTACGATCACGTTTGGTACGTCTGGATGGACTGGCAGCGTTATTAGTATCGGTGGCACCACCCAGAGCCGGGAAGCGCTGGAGGACAGCCACCTGGGCACCAGCGGCGAAAAAACCTATGTCTTTGATGACCTGATCGAGCCAGGCGATTTTGAAATTGAGTTCTTTTGGGATCAATCGGCGAGCACGTTTCCACCTATCAGCGCTGTGGCTGAAACCGTCACTGTAACATTCCCACTGAAAACCGGGGAAACCACGAATGCTACCCTGGCAGGCAGCGGCGGGCTGGTTGAAGCAAGCGGGCCGGATGTCAGCAACGGCGAATTAATGACGGGCAGCATGAGCATCCAGTGGGACGGGAAGACTGGGCCAACCTATACGGCGGGGTCCTAATGACTATCACACTCGACGAACACCCAGCCAGGCAGATGGTGGACGGGGAGCTGGTGCCACTGGTGCCAGACCAGCATTGTATACGGCTGGATGGAATCATGGTGGGCTATTGCAGCAAGCACGTGGGCGGCTGTATTCAGCTGATAGTTGTCCTGGATGAAACCACCCAGGACGCTATCGCAGCCCACGTTATGCAGGCCATCGGCCAGCAGACGGTAACAATGGTGCCGGACCTGGAAGAAATTGCAGAACCTGTTTTTGATGAAGGGGAAGACAATGGGGAAGATAGCGAACCGGAATGACATATTAAAGCTGTGCCAGCGCAGGTTCAAGGATGTGAACGTGGAGGAACTTGGCATGGCTTTTAGGATCCAGTCCCTAACAGAAAGAGAAAAGGCAAGCTATGAAACGCAGCTGCTGGGCCGGAACGGGAAGGTAAATAAAAACAGGCTGCTGGATGCCAGCCGGCGTCTGGTCTGCCTGTGCCTGGTGGATAAGGACGGTAAGCCGCTAATGAACAGCGGGGACGTGGACGAACTGGCAGACCTGGACGGGCTGGTAGTTGCCAGGCTATATGATGCCTGCCGAGTCCATTGTGGTTTTGACGAGGGAGACATTGAAACAGCGGTAAAAAACTCAGACAGGGTCCAGCTCGACGAATCTTCTGCATGAGACTGGCCCTAGCGCTGGGCCATGTAAATGTGGATGCCATGCTGGACCTGGTGACACCGGAGCAGATAACAGAATGGTGGGCCTATTACATACTGGAACCCTTTGGAGAACCCTGGCAGCACACGGCGCTCCTGGCTGCTGTCATGCAAAACACGACAGCAAGCAAGCGTAGCGAACTGACACAGCCAGAGGACTGGCTGCCAAAATTCGACCTGGACAGCACAGAAAAGAAACGCAGCAAACTAAAAGACGCGGAACAGAAACTGGCGGCGCTCTATGGCAACAATAGCGGAAATCGCAATAAACGTAACAGCCAGAACCCAGAAGCTGGAAAAGGACCTGGCGCGGGCAAAGGGTAAACTCAACAAGTTTGGCAATCAGGCAAAGTCAGCAGGGGGCGGACTTAAAGCGCTGGCCCTGAAAGCGGCCGGCGCTGCTGCTGCAATCTTTGGCGTAGCTAAAGTTATCAGCGGATTGACTACAGCAATGTCCGAGATAGATGAGGCAAGCAAGAAAGCCAGAACCCTGGGGATGACCACCCAGCAGATTCTCCAGCTGAACCACAGCGCAGGGCTGGCAGGAGTTGGCGTTACCCAGATGAATACCGGCCTGACCAGAATGGTGGTGGGGATCCAGGACGCGGCCAGGGGAACAGGAGAAGCGAGTACAGTCCTAAAGCAGCTGGGTATCGACGTTACCCGTCTGGCGGCGATGTCACCCCATGAGCAATTCTTAACAATGGCAGACGCTATCAGGGGCATAGAGGACCCAGCCCAGAAAGCGGACGCGGCCTATAAGCTGTTCGGCAGGAGTGGCGTGGACCTAATTAACATGTTTGAAGGCGGCAGCGCGGCTATCAGGGCACAGGCGGCAGATTTTGACAAGCTCCACGGCAAGATTAGCGACACAGACGCAAAGGCGGTAGAGGATGCAAATGACGCTATCCTGGAAATGAAACAGGCTTTCAAAGGGGTATTCGTGCAGCTGACGACATTACTGGCGCCGGCGTTTGAGGTCCTTGCGGGAATCATCCAGGGCGTGGCCAAATTCATGCGCAACGTAGTAGATGCCCTGAAAAGCATGGGCGTCAATATGAAGGTTGCGGTCCCGCTGATCATGGCAATAGTGGGTGCCTTATTACTTTATAAGTCTGGCCTGATCGCTGCCACGCTCGCAAAAATGGCACTACTCGCCATGAGCGGTCCGTTTGGGTGGGCACAGCTGGCGGCGGGCGCAACTGCCCTGGCGGCTGGCATGGGCGCGTTTTCGTCCCATGTAAAAGAAGCAGACGAAATTACAAACCAAAGCGCAGCAAGTACAAGCCACCTAACCGAAACAATAGAGGACCATACCGCCGCTGTGGATGATGCAGCAAAGGCACAGGAGGACCTTGCAAAAGCCGGCGCCCACGTAACGGAGCAGTTTAAGACACCGATGGAAAAATTCCAGGACAGAATGAAACACCTGGATCAGCTGGTCAGGGCCGGGGCCATAACCTGGGAAACATATAGCAGGGCGGTCCAGGGTGCTATCGCAGACCAGAAGAAAGCAAACCAGCGGAAGATCGAAGCAGCCAGCCCAATCAGTGCGGTAACAATGGGCAGCAGCGCTGGTTTCTCTGCTATCCAAAAAGCAAACAGGGAACAGGAAAAACAGACCAAAATTGCAGAACAGGAGCTGGCCCAGGCAAAAGAAACGAACCGGATACTAAACGGGGTCCGCGACGATATCCAGAACGAACAAGAGCCACAGGTGGCGAACATATGACAGTTACAAGCGTAACCGTGAAACATGACGGCTGGTCCGCAAGCATGAAACCGGGAACGGCCAGAGTACAGACCATTGCTGGCGTTGTCACTATCGGTGCAAAAATCGATTTCACTGTGGTTTTCCTGGTTGAAACAGATGACCGGCTGGACGGTCCGCAGGTGGTGGCTGGTGGCAATGTGGCTGGCGTGAAAATTCCAGCCATCGGGGATTTCTACGAATTCGGAAACGACATAGACCAGCAGGCATTCTGTAATTCTGTATCACCTAAATCGGTTGGCGGGAATTTGTGGGAGGTTACCTGCGCGTACGGTCCACGGGCCAGCCTGTCACCCAAGGACAACCAGCCAGAAGATAACCCGCCCATGCTGGACAAGGCTGGCCAGCCTACTGATGACCCTATGCTGGCCGCCACCAGTGTACAGGTCAGCCTGGTACATATGAAGGAACCCGTAACCCAGGCGGTCTACGCCGGCCAGTGGTGGGGCAGAGCTGCCGGCAACGTACAACAGAAACCGAACATCGGACTTAAAACCCCGAACGGTGGCATTGCAGGCGAATTGATACAGCCGCTGAATGGCCTGCCTGCTGACATTGATAAATGGCTACAAAAGCGGGCGCCGGTTTGCAACAGCGTGGGCGTGCCGTTTGATCCACCAGTCGAGCGGGATCATGCCAGGATCAATTTAAGAATTACCCGGAATCATAAAGAATTCCCGGTAAATGATATCTGGTGGTATCAGGACACAATCAATGGAACAGATATCAGGGTTCTGGCACCTGGTTTCGATGTCCTAATCCCAGCCCACTGGGGAAAAATGATGAGTATTTCAGGAACTCCAGCGCTACTAGGCGGCCTGTCGTTCTACCGCGTGACCTATGAAATACATATAGAGCCTGGGCTATTCGACATGGAGGACCACCCATGGCGCCCAAAAATACTAGACCGGGGATTGACCAGGCAGACGACCCCAGAGGAGGACGCAGCCCATGACGATTACGACAAGGGCGCGGGAATGCGGCCAGGCAACGTCAATATTAAAGACAACACCGGCCAGGCAATCAGCGAACCTGTGCTGTTGAACGGGGCAGGGCAGACACTGAAGGGCGACATTCTAGGCAGGACAGCTGTATGGCTGGAATATGCCATCTACACAGAAGCAGACTGGGGCGACCTGAAACTAGATATTATGGACGGGTTTGCTGACGCATAAAAACAGGAGAGCACAATGGCTGACAAATACTGGAACGGCAACACGGGCACAGATGGCGACGTGACAGACGCCACGAATTGGACGCCCAGCGGGGTGCCAACAGCCAGCGACAACGTGCGGCTGGTGGCTGGATTCAATACCGCAATGAGTAGCAACCTTGCGGGCCTGTCTGGCGTTTCCCTGGGTGATTTTATAGTAGAGGAAGGTTACACAGGCACCATCGGCACCAGCACAGCGGACCTGGAAATAACGTGCACTAGTTTCGAATTCGAGGGCAGCGGGAAAGCATACATTGACCTGGAGGCCAGCAACATAACTGCCACTATCCACGGGAGTGCTGCATCCACCAGCGTGGGAACGTTTGGCCTGTATTTAATAGGCAGCAACCTGGCTGCCCTGGTGGTCAGCAGCGGCAGCGTGGCGCTGGCTGGATTCATGGGTACCACAGCCACAGCCGCAGCTGTCCGCGTCAGCGGTGGGACTGTGACACTAGGGGCCGGCTGTACGGTAACGACCGTGACAACCTACGGCGGGACAATAAACACGCGTGCCAATATAACAACGGCGAACGGCTACGGGGGCACGCTGCGGACCGGGGAACAGGCGGCCATTACCACGCTGCTGGTGGACGGGGCCAGCGTGGACGACAGGGCCACGGGCACGATTACAACAGCAACCGTAAACAGCGGATACCTGGCGGTTAAGGCGGGGACGTCAAAGACAATCAGCACGCTAAACATTAACGCGGGCGGGGGGGCCAGCTGGGATCCTAACAGCGTTACTGTTTCGTCTTTGGTAGTTGGTGGGGACAACGTGCCGATTAAAATCAATAGCAGCAAAGGGTAGGGGAATGCCAGACGGCTACCTGGTCACAGCTGAAACTATCCGCAAGCTACGGCGGGACCATGACGAACTGCGCACGCAGTTAAAGGTCCTGGAGAATACCATCCTGCGCCGGCCTACCACGTCTGTGGGAGGGACAGCAGAAACCCTGGCCCTGGCAAAGCTGACAGAAAGCGTAGACGGCTATGATACAAACGGCGCCGGTAATGCGGTCCTGGAACACGGCCAGGCAGATATTCACACGTTGAAACCAGACGGCGAGCTGGTGAACCTGGAACGGTCTGTAGAAGTCTATAACGGGGAAGTAGACGATCTTACAGCCGGCACCTATGTCTCGATCCAGCGGCACTACCTGACGGGTAAGTGGATCATTGATCGAATCGGCGGGGCTGCTGCTGTCAGCCTGCACAGGGTGAAACTTAAAGAGAGTATGGGCATAACTACTAGCCTGCAAGCCAGTGCGGACCTGTACAGCCTGGCGGGAGTTGACAGCGGCACAGATATTACTGTCCTGGACCCCGATAACCTATTCCCTGCTTCCCTGGGTCCGCGTACCAGCCCAGACGATCCACTGGTCACGCTGCCAGGGGCTGCCGGCCTGGTGATGAAATCAGGCGCGGCATATTATGCGGTTGAATTGGAACAGGCAGCCAAGTGGATAAAATTTGAGGTTAATGACGTCAGTGGGTATTTAACCACAGATTCGGCGTGGAAGGTGGCAGTTAATTCATACTGGGACGGACAGCAGCCAGGAGCTACTACAGACGCATCTGGTACAGACTTTTTTGCCTATAACCTTGCAATTAAGCAAACGGGGGCAGCAGGTACAGAACATTTATTCGAGGGCGGGCCTAATGCTGTGGGCCTGGCGGTCTGGGATGATACAGCTGTCACCACAGTCACGGGGGCAGAGGTTACCCACCCAGGGCTGTATCGCATCATACAGATGGAATTCGAGTGCCCTGAATGACCTATCTAACCCACGGCAATTACAAGGGCACGCGGTGGTTTCCACGCTGCTGCTGCCAGCCCTGTGAAATCATACGCGATAGGTTTACCCGATACGCTCCGATAGATGCCAGCCGCTGGGAAGTTATACGCGGGAACTGGGGCACCCATTCTGACGCCAGGGCCACGGCTGACGGCAGGCGGCCACTGCAGGAAACTGGCGGCAGCCTGCCGGCGCTGGTTGTTGGCGTGCAGGAGCTGCCAGACGCGGATCCAGACTTTTACACTGTTACTGACGTGACTATCAAAACCAGCGCCCAGCCGTTTTTTGTCGTAGATTTTACAGACGCTGCCACAGACACCTACCACGCGGTCCGCGTAACTTATGAATACGCGTCAGAAGATAAGTTAACTGTTGATTTTCTTTCTTATAACGGAACAACGGCGACGCAATTAGGTGACACCCACGTTATAGACTGGGACCCAGACGACCCTGGCGAGTTTCTGCGGGCCACGTTTACAGTCTGCCTGAATGGTGACAATCTATCTATACAAATGAGCAGCGGGACAACAGGTACAACAAATGACGCCACGGGAAAAGATAGCCCGCCGGACTTTTTTGTGGCAGAAGACATTACAGCAAAGCATGGCGGGAAACGGGCGGGCCTGGGGTTTTCTGGTGGGCTATCTGCACAGCGGCAGGGGACCAGGTGGAACAGTTTTGAATTGCACATCCATGAAAACCAGAAAGACGGCTGCCCCAGCTGCCTGGCCTGTGTCTGCCAGGGGCCGCCGGCTGACGAATACGACGTAACGATAGAAGGGTTTAACGATTCAACAGACAGCTGCTGTGATAACTGCGCGGACCTGGACGGGGAGTTTACCCTGCGATACCGTCCAGACCTATCCACGGCGGGGGTCTGTGTCTGGCAATATGAGGGCGCTTATGCGCCAATGTGGACATGTGGTTTCCCTGGCGGCAGCCCATGCGTGGCGTTGGACGGCCTGGACATTTCTTTCCTGCGGCTAACAGTGAAAGCGGACACAGACGCGGAGGACAACGAAATCTGCCGCTGGAAATTCACAGCTGGAAACCCAAATGCGGGTAACTACTTTGGCGCCACGTGGGGCAGGCTGCTTAACGCTGCATCCTGTGATTGTGACCTATCCAGCGCAGATTTTGAGTTTGGCGGGACTGAATCTGGTACAGCCGGCGAAACACACAGCACAGCGGAAACTGTTCTGGATCCAGACGGAAATCCCAGCAGCCGCAACGGGATCGGACAGCGCTGGTTTTCAGAGGTGTGCGATGTCACCAGCGTCACAATAACAGTCTCGGCGGCGTGATATGGATTGCATATTCTTAGAATCCGGCGACGGCTACCAGTGCAAGTTTTGCGGAACACGCAAGGCCAGGCCCACCAGGAGGAATTGCAGCAGGTCCACGGGCCTGGGCGATACTCTCGCAAAGGTTACCAAGGCGCTGGGAATCCGTCCCTGTAACGGCTGCCGGGGGCGGCAGGAGAAGCTAAACGGCTGGTTTCAATATGACAGGCCACAGCCACCCCAGTGGGTCAGCACGCTGGACCTGGTGGTGGACACCTACCAGCTGGCGGCAAAGCTCCCCAGGGGCATAGACGCGGTCGTGGGGATCCCCAGGAGTGGCATGATACCGGCCAGCATACTGGCCACCCATTTACACGTTCCACTGTACAGCCTGGCAGACGGGGTAATGGTCCACGCGGGTGCCGGCAGCCGGCTCCCGGCCACGGAAAACCATCAGCGGGTCCTGGTCGTGGATGACACTGTCATGAACGGCAGCCAGCTAAAACGGGCCAGGGGTGCCCTGCCTGGCGGTGGCTATCTATTTGCGGCTGTCTATGTGAACCCGGCATCCAGGGTTAAGCCAGACTACCAGGCTGCGGTGCTGGAGCAGCCCCACCTGCTGGAGTGGAATTTATTTAACTGCGGCTATATCAAAAACTGCATTACAGATATGGACGGCATTATCTGTGAGGATCCACGCCGGGAAGGGCTGACAGCAAAGCAGCAGGAGCAGGAACTGGACAACGTGGCGCCCAGGTGGGTGCCCAGGAAAGTGCCAGTGCAGGCTATCGTTACGGCCAGGCTGGAAAAGCACAGGGCCAGGACAGAAATCTGGCTGGCTAAAAACGGCGCCCAGTATGACAGACTGATCATGGGACCGTGGGCCAATGATGCCGAGCGCGGCCGGCCAGGTGCTGTTGCCAAATGGAAGGGCGAGCAGTTTGAACGGCTGCGGCCGAACTTCTTTATTGAGTCAGAGCCAGATCTGGCACAGGAAATTGCTGCCCTAACAGGCGGGTGGGTTATCTGCCCAGCGGCCAAAACCGTGTTTTAACCGTTTCCCCAGGCGACTAAATGCCACATTCACACGCGAAACCCACCCTAAAAGGAGTAAGGAAATGGCTGATTTTATTAAGGACTGGCTAGGAAGTGCCAAGAGCAAGCGGGTTATTGCAGCCACCCTAACCGCGTTTTTCGTTGCTACTGCTGACGAGCTGGGCGTATCCCAGGAGGCGGCGTTGTCCATTTCTGCCCTATGTGTGTCGCTTATTATCGGGGACTCAATTAGGCCAGTGAGTCCTGGCAAGTACAAGACAGAAACGGAGGCCACCAATGGGCAAGCAGGATAAGCGCGACAGCAAGCAGGATAAGCGCGACAGCAAGCAGGATGGCAAGCAGGCTAAGTGGGCTGCTAAAACGGAACTGTCGTTGGCCAAGGCGCGCAAGCGTAAATGGCTTTTCATGATCCTGGCTGCCGGCATAGTGCTCTACCTTCTGGTTTCCAAAGGCGGCCTGGGTGGTATCGGGGAGCTGCTGGACAAGCTCAAGGGGATCATGCCTGGCGGCTAATTGTCGCAAGAAAACCAGCAGCCGCGATAATGGAGTATGCCCAGCAGCTGCCGGCAGACACCGATAACAAGCGGCCAGCGGCTGGGCCACAAATTAACAATTTACCCCACTACGGTGGGCGCACGCTGCCCGGTCCTGTCTGGTTATTCCCCACCAGCTGGGCCGGGTGGCCATTTTATAAAGGGCCGGCGTCATGGACGACCACCAGGTAGAAGCAATTAAGGCAGAGGTACAGCGCGTGGAACAGACCATCACAGCGGAACTAAAACCGCTGGCGCAGCTATTCCGGGGCAACGGCAAGCCCAGCCTGGAGGCCAGGCTTTACCACCTGGAACAGGAATTAAACCAGCATCAGGGGAATGCCCGTTGGGCAACGCGGGCAGCGGCGCTAGCCACAGTCACAGCGCTGGCGACGGTACTATGGTCGATACTTTCTGCGGGGGCGTGAAGGGCGAGAGAATGAGGTTTTATAATTGCTGCAAGGCAGCAGCGTGGGCGGTGGTAATGTTTGCAGCGCTGGCGGTGGGCGTCCTGGCCTGCATGGCAGGCTGGAAGTTGGCAAAATGGTGGAATGCATTCTGAATCAGAGTTGACAGGTTTGCGTGAATTCGTGTAGAAGTAACCGAACATAAGAAACACTTTCTTTCTTAGGAGCGGTTTTCATGGATGAAAAAAGCAAACCAGACTACAGAAGCGATAACGAAAAGATAGAAGAAGAAGCAGAAAAGCTGCTGCGGGAATTCTACGGCATACCGTCCCACCCAGGCCACCCATTCAACCGCCTGGCCCACCTGCTGGATGAATGTATTTATATGGACCGGCTGCGGGTCCGAAAGCCAAGGTAATACCATGCAAGAAACAGGTCAACAGTTGATGACGTTTGCAGAGGTTTTCAGGCTCCTGCATGTATCCAGGTCCACAGCCAACAGAATGCGCCGGGAGGATGACTTCCCACCCAGCGTACAGGTGGGCCGGCGTAAGCGCTGGCGCCGGCAGGACGTGGACAAATGGCTGGAAGGTCAGCGGGAGGGTTTCCAGTGGTCTACATGATCTGCGAACCGTGCAGGATTGCGTTCTATAGCAGCTGTCTGCCGGCAGGTGATGAATATATTCCACAGCGGCAAATATGTCCCAAGTGCGGGAAGTACTGCCAGCAGACTGACATTGTTTACTACGCGGATCCAGAAACAGACGATCTGCGCCGGCGGTGCTCCAGCAGGCTGACAACGTTGAACATTATCAAAGGGAAATACCAGCGGCTGTATGAACTGGCAGACTGGACTGGCCAGGACCCACTGGTAAAAGACTGGGCCTATGAATTGCATTCCATAACAACGGCAGCGGTTCATGACATTAAAACGGCTGACAGACAGCGAAAAAAGGAAAATGATACGGCTGTATAGGGGGGGGATGAGTCGCTACGCGATTGCCAAACAGCTGGGGCGCCACCAGGCAACGGTCTGGCGCGTTATCAGTGGCGAAACCGGCCAGACGGGGAACGGTAAGCCCTGGCGGTGTCCTGGCTGCGGTGGCATGGTGACCGTGAAGGAATGTATCAAGTGCCGGCCGGGGCTGGACGAGAAAAGCAGGCAAAAAAATGAACGAACAGCAGCCCATTACTGGACCCATTTGCCAGCAATCCTATGGAAACAAAAACAAGCAGATTCAACTGGGCCGGGAAGTGGCACTAGATGAAACGTGCAGCAATGGCCAGCGGCAGGGCAGGCCCATGACGAACGTTGAAGCGTTTGCCCTGGATGCCTGGATCCATAGCGGGCCAACAGACAGCGAATTAGAGATTTTCAGACAGATAAGGGGAATGAGTAATGCCAGTTTCGATACGTGGAAAAAAATATTTAACTGTGGCGGAACGAGTGAAGAAAGCCCACAAGGACCATCCCGGGAAGCTGACGATAGAAACGGACCTGCTGGAGAATAATCAGGCCATTGTCATGTTTAAGGCCACTGTCTGTATTTACGCGGACCAGGATAGCAGCCGCTGTTTTACCGGGCATGCAATCGAGTTTCACGATAAGAAAAACCAGCGGGCGGTCAATTTTGCCAGTGCTGTGGAGAATTGCGAAACGTCTGCAATAGGCAGGGCACTAGCGGCTGCCGGCTATCTGGGCAGCGAGTATGCCAGCGCCAACGAGATGGAAAACATACCAGCCAAAACAAAGCGGCGTGCCAGTGGCA